GTTGGACTTTGTGCGGCCACAAATAAAAGACGCGCTAGCCGATGCAATGTAGAATTTGTATTTGATGGCAATACCCGTAAACTTAAAAATGTAAGAATGATTAATCAAGATGAAGAATAAAGAACCTGATACCAAAGAATGGCTTTTAAAAGTCCATAGACAAACACAATTTGATCTTGAATATCGCAAACAATTAGCTCAAGATGTTAATCAGCTTGTAGAAGCTTTAGATTGGATGGTTGAATCTTTTACTCAAGGCGATGCAAGATGGAATGATGTTCCTTGTGTTAGAAATGCGAAGGTTATATTAGAAAAACTTAAAGGATAAGACAATATGGAAACTGTTAAAGCCTGGATGATAGAAGAATTTGATAATAATAATAATTTAGTTTGGAAAATGATTTCATTTTTTGAACCTGATAGCCTTTCGTGGATGCAAGATATTCGTGGTAAGAAGCATAATTTAGTTATATCAGAGTTAGGAGTTATCACTTCTAAAAAAATTAATGGAGTTGAGAAGAAATATGATTCTTCAAAATTTGTGGTTGGCCTTTAAGGTTGTTAGTTTTGCTTTGTGGGCGATTGTATTCTTGGTTGTTTCACTCATCTTATTTTATATATGGGAAGAATTTAATGACTAGATTTATAGATTTTGCAATCAAAATATTAATTGTAGGCGGTCTTTTTGGTCTATTTTTAGGATTAGCAGTAGTGTTAGAATTAACATTTATCCGATGAGTAATTGTATGGAAGTCTTATTTCGCTATATTGTATTTGATGATTTTGGCGAGCCAATCATACGCTTTAGAACAAAGCATGAAGCTGAATGTTATGTATTGCACAGACCTAACCATAAAATTCAACGCTTACCACCTCAACCTAAAGAAAATGTATTTGATTTAATAAAAGACGAGCCACCATTTTGAGCCACATAATAAAAAGGATAATAAATGACACTAGACGACAAGATAGGCTTTAAACAAATGATGGACACAGTAACAACGCTTTATCAAAAACAACCATTAGATTTAGATACAATCCGAGTTTGGTTTTATAAGCTTGAAAAATTTGAATTTAGTATAGTCACTAAAGCTTTTAATAAGCATATTGATAATAGTAAATTCTTTCCCAGTATTTTTGACATTTTGCAATTGTGCAGGGAAAAGCCAATTGAATTTGCCAGGCTAGAAGCACCGAAACTATCTAAACAAGCTAATGCGGTTTATGCGGCAAATGTAAATAAATTTGTGCAGGACATTAAGAGTGAAGATAAGAAGCTAAAAGATATGAGGTCTTGGGCGCATCGCATTATTGCTAACCCAAAAAATTATCCACCAATTTCACTTGAATTCGCAAAGGAAGCTATAAATGCAAAATAAATGGAGCAAGGTTAGTAAATATTGCATTGAGCGCAATAATTTTTATATTTCCCGATACACTCTTGCCGATGGCGCAAATAGATTTGTATTATGGGATGGCACAAAGATGATAAAAATACACGATGACGCAAAGGCGCTAAAAGATGAAGCAGAAAGAATGGATAGTGACGCTACAAAATATCAATCAACTACAGATTTATTTGGAAGGTCTTATCAAAGAAGGCAAAACACCACAAGTTACGATCAAAGAAAAGGTTAGTGGTGATAAAAGGTCGCTTGAAGCAAATAAGTTCTTGTGGGGTAAGTTATATAAAAGCATTAGTAACTTCACAGGTTACTTACCTATGGAAGTGCATCTTTTATGCGGGCATCTTTTCTTATCTGAACAGAAAACTATTAATGGAGTTCAAGTTCCTTATGTTCGCTCAACGAGTGATCTTACAATCGAGGAATTTACATTTTACATACAGAATATTGAGAGTTATTTTTCCCAATTAGGGTGGTCAAGTGACTAAAGACGAAAAAAAACACTACGATCAATTGTCACAATTAGGATGTATAGTGTGTAGGCGAGAAGGATGGGGTTATAGTCCACCTCATATTCATCATATTAGACATGGAGCTGGGATAGGACAAAAAAGTCATTGGTCATTAGCAATTCCTTTATGCCCTAACCATCATCAAAATGGCGGTTATGGGATAGCTTTACATGCAGGACAAAAAGAATTTGAAAAAAAGTTTGGATCGGAAGTTGAGTTACTAGCAGAAACTTTAAATTTGATTAAAGGAAATTTATGATAGAATTATTGCTCGGCGTTATCATTATGATTATTGCCATTTATCTCATGAGTAAGTAATTTAATGCCAACTGCACCTTTTAATACCAAGTGTCGGGAATTAGGTTGCAAAAATGAAAAAACTAGCCGATCCACTTTTTGTTCTGATCATGGTGGGGGTGTAACAGAAAAAGGCAAAGAAAATAGTAAATTATATGCTACCGCCTTTTGGAAAAAACAAAGAGTTATTCAGTTAAGTAAAAATCCATTATGTTCGGCATGTTTAATTGAGGGTAAAGTGGTTCAAGCGCTTCATATTGACCATGTATTTCCTCACAGGCAAAATCAAAATAAGTTTAGAAGTAATCTGTTTCAAAGTTTGTGTGCGCCCCATCACACGCTAAAAACTCAAGAAGAAAACAAGGGCATTTATCTTTACTATTCACCTAATGGGATAATTCAATACAATGACACAGATTATGCCAAACAAATTGCTGACAAAACAGAATTTGCGTAAGATATATAGGCTATGTGCATCATTACCGCCATTTAATGAATACCCCATGCCCCAACCCCATAAGATTAGCTTTAGCGTAATAAATACTAATGAAGTGTTTGGCTATTTTCATACAGAGCCAATGCGAATAGAGATTGATAAGATGTGTGATACATGGGATCATATATTTCAAACGATGATGCATGAGTGCATTCATGTTGCATTATATAAAAGCAATCACCATGACTTTGATCAGCATGAAGCAAAGTTTAATAGAATGGCTAAAAGAATTTGTGATATGTATAAATTTGATATAAAGGAATTTTAATGAATAAAGTTATAACATTTATATTGGCGCTTGTTATTGGCGGATTATTAGCAATTATTTCAGACCAAGTATTTGCGGCTGATACTAATATTACTACAAATATGAAAGGCATGCCTGTTCCTTCAGCTATTGCGCCTTCTATTTCTACTATGAATCCCAAAATTTGTAAAACAGGTGTAAGTGGTGGAGCTAATACAGGTGTTGTTTCTATTAGCGGTGGATTTACAGTTGAAGATGAAAATTGTGCAAGAGTAGTTAAAGCTGAAACTTTATCTAATTTAGGATTAAAAGTTAGTGCGGTAAGCTTAATGTGTCAAGATGAAGCTATATGGGAAGCAATGGAAATGGCATCTAGTCCTTGCCCATTCGGTGGCGCTTTAGGCGATGTTGCAAGACGCGCTTGGTTTAAACGATACCCTGAAAGATTCTATAAGTTATATGGTTCGGACTTTAAGCTTCCTGTTATTGCTGATAAGCAGTAATGCTTATGCCTGGTATTGCACTTATGTTCCTGATCAAAATGGATACATAACAAATTTACAATGCTATGACATAGATGACGCAACTGCGCTTACAGGATATTGGTGTCCATATTATCCTAATGATCCAATATGTGCGCCTTATATTCAACCTGTTTGCACAGACGCTACAGAAACTAGAACCTTATCATGCGCTATAAATTATTCAGGTGCATTAAGTCAGGTTAGGTATTATACTTGTAGCGCAAGTAGTTGGTCGGTTTGGCAAGATAGTTCAAATAATTGTGTTGCTGATCCGCCAACTTGTGTATCAACAACAGAAACAAGGGCTTTATCATGCGCAAGTGGTTACGAAGGATTGATAACGGAATTAAGAATTTCCCAATGCTCCGATCCGTATGGTATGCCAACTTGGACATCCTGGTCGGAAACATCCAATACTTGCAAGATGACATTAGACAATCAGGACAATGTAACAAGCCCTGTGAGTGTAATAAGCCCTGTGAATCCGAGCGGAATACTCAACACAAGTGTTACGCCTACGATAACCGAATCTGTAATTGCACAGACAGATATTGTGCAGACATTCAGTAATGCATTAAATAGCACTACAAGCGAAGTTAAAAGTGAATCTAAAAAAGAAGATACCAAATCAGACGATAAGAAAGATGTAGAGATTGTTCCTGGATTAGGAATAGTTTTAAGTTTGGCTTTATTAC